ATGCAAATACATCTTCTTGACTCCCAAAAAGAACAAGGTGCAAAGGTATTTTTTTAGGGTTAGTCGCTTTTTTGTAGGCTTTAGCCCATTCTTTAATCTTCATTTCTCTTTGGTGTTAAAGGTTTCTTATTTGCGCCCATTATTATAGGTGTGCGCCTATTTTTAATGGCTTGAACTTTTTCCCGAACTTTTCCCCGAACTTTTTAGTGGTCTGGGTTGCGCCTATTTTTATACGCTTCTGCATACAAATTGATGGATAAACCCTTCTTTATATGCTTAAACTCTTGTTAGTGGTTCCGCTCACAATACCTTGCCCACATCTTCGCTACCCAAGCCCTTCTCTGGATCTTGTTAGGGTATACCTTCTTCAGTCTCGCATTCGCAATGCGTAGAAATTGATTCATCTTGTTCATAGCTTTCTATTATGTATATCCTTTAACCATTGAACCCTATCAGGAACATCTCCGTATGTCAGATGGTCCGCTCTACATAGAGCCATTAGGTTCTCTATTCTGTCCTTGTCTTTAGCACCTCCTGATCCTCTATTCTCAATATGATGAATATCTACTGCTCTACCTCCACAGATCTCACAGGGGATGAAATCATCCAGAACATAGTTGAAGTATTGCATATAGATCTTAGTATGCTTTTTCATATCCAGATAAATACAGGTGTTCTCTCACCTATCCATGCTGAGAAGGTATTATACTCTAGAAACTCTAAAGCCTCATCATAACTCATACCATCTCTATTCATTAAGATCATAATGCACTCATAAGCATTATATGCTACTCTATGAGTTCTATCATCATATCCGATCACCGCTTCATCAAATCCATCAGCGATCACAATATCATCAAGTATCTCCTTTACTTCTTCTAGATTCATAATGTTCCTTGAATTGTATAGCTATCCAGATCCTCACCTCTTACAAAGAAGTCTCTGTAAAGACTGATCGCTCTATTGAACTTCGCTTCTCCTCTCTTGTAGAACTCCTCTGATACATCATAGATTCCTATATCCGTAGATGACTTATCCAGAACTATAAATGTGAAGTCCTTATATGAGGTCTTGAATAGATTGCAATAGATATAACATTGAAGATCATATCCATACTTATCAGCACTATATCTGAATGCCTTGAGATCTGTAGTGGTCTTGAGATCAATGATCTCTCCTCCTCTCTGGATATCTGCCTTCCCTCTAAATGGAAAGCCTCCTACATTATCAATCATTGGTACTTCTGTCTCAGATCCTGATAGATAACTCAATGCTAATTCATTCCTGTTAAAAGCATCAGCCATCCGCTCTCCTGCTTCCTTATCCTTTCTCGTGATACAAGTCTTAGGATTCTCTAATTGAGCCTCTTTGAAGGCTTTAGTATTCTTAGAAGCAACATCTACCACCTGAAAGATATCATCAAAATTCTCAGGCTCTAGGATCATCACATGAATGACTCTTCCCATTAATAGAGCAGGACTTGATTCTTCAGATCCATACTTCTGGACATTGTAGAATGTCTTAGGGCTATCTAGTAGCATCTTACAACTTGAAGAGGATAATGCTAATTTGTTTAATGGTCCATAATAGAACTCATCGGCTCTCGCTTTATCAATCAGCCATTGCTGATCATAATCAACTCCATCTAGCATCAACATGAGTAACAGGTTAAGATTTCTACTAATTCATACACTGCTATCATAGCAACCATTCCTAGAATGACCATAGTCTGCAAGAATGCAACTACTGCTACCTTATTCCAATCAATCTTTTTCATCTCTCTCCTTATTAAATTAAGGAGGGGTTTCCCCCTCCGTATTAAACTCTACTAACTACTTTCTTTGCACAATCTGATCCGAACTCAAACAAACCCTGTGATTGTTGGTCTTGTGGGAACTCTTCTGGATTATAAACGCATCCATCAGTAGTAGATAATTCTAACCAGATAGTTTGATTTGATTTCAACTTCTTGCCGCAGTTTGAGCAGCAATTGATTCCGATGGCTCTTTTGAATGTGAATGGATTTTTCATTTCTATCTCTCTTTTAATGATATTCAAATCTAAGAAAGATATTTTAATTGACAAAGAATTTTAATAATTATTTTTCATCATCATCAAAAAAAGTTTTTCCAATGAACTCCTCTAGGTCATCAACTCTCCTCTGGAGTGATCTAACTTGATTCAGGGCTATGCCCAATCCAATTCCAAATAATAATAATATCATCCCTCTTTTATTTTATATGGTAGGATCTCAAAGATCAGATCCTCTACATCTTCCATCTTTAGATAAGTGAATACATCCTGAGCATTATATCTACCTACCCACTTATACATCGCTTCCTGATACGGAATCCAATTCTTCCTCAGGATCTTTGATCTATCAAACTCCTCACATAAGTCCAATGCTCTTCTCCTAAGGTGATTCTTTCTGAATATATAGAAGGCATCAGGAAACTGAAAGGCTATGTATTCCGCCTTACTCTTTTTACTGCACCATCCATGACCTCCCCAGACATTAATAAACTCCAGAAGGATATATCCTGAATGATGCATCTTCTTCAATCCTTTGACATCTACCTTCATATCTCCCCAATAGAAGTCTATATGCTTCTTGTCATCAGCGAGTGAGGATTTATGCGCTCCTGTCAGTTCCTTGAATAATGCTTCTCCTGATTTGCCTACATCAACACAAATAGCAGTTCTATCATCACTAAGATTTCTCCCTTCCTTAAGATACTTCCTTAGTTGCATCTAGCAGTTCTTGGAGTTCTCTCATCCATTGCATCCAGATCTTAGGACTGCAAGTGCAGGGGATATCAAACTTATGGTTAAAGACTCTGGCGTGAATAGTCGCTATGCGCTCACGATCCTCATACTTCAGGGTTCTCTTTCTTAAGATACCTGTAGATAGATATTCTATCTCATCAGGATCAAGGCATTCAGCCTTCTTGTAAGGAAATAACTTATTGAGTTTATCCCTACGCTCATCACATCCACAATCCTCTCCTGCAATAGCCTTTACTACTGCTTTGATTCCTGTTGCCTCTGTGAACTTCTCAATGCTATCTCCTAGACCTTTGGACTTATTTTTCTTTGGTCTACCTCGCTTCTTAGATTTTGTCGTAGTCTCCGTTTGCGAAGTCTTCCCAATCTTCTCTGAGCCTGTCGTAGATTCTTGCTTTTCCATTCTTGATCGTATTCTTAATTGATGTTAGTCCGATATCTGTCTCTCTATGTATCTGATTCATACTTGTTCCCTCCATATGAATCTTGATCATCTTCTCATCATACCAATGCAGTTCCTTCATCTCATCCTCCATAATGGTGATGAGTTTCTCAAGTGCTGCTTTTTCCTCTGGATATGGCTGATAGTCCTCAACATCAAAATCCTCTAGAGAAACCTTGTTGATCTTCTTCTTTGCTCTTTGATATTTAAGAGCCGTATTGATACAGGATCTATAGACATAAAAAAAGTTAAGGGAGTCCTCCTCGTAAAAGTTGGTCCTCCCTTCACCTTCTAATTCCAATAGCCGTAGAAACACCATCTGAACAATATCAGATGCAACCTCATAAGAACCATCAGTATATTCCTTAATGAATCCTGTTAGTCTTTTGAAATTCTTTCTGTAGAATGTTTCTATTCTTCCCATGCTATTTGTACCATGACTAAACCTAGCCCCATCTGGATCAGATGCAATGGCTTCTGCTCTTCTATCGCAGGATAGTAAGCATAATTCACTCCAAACATCAATCCATAAAGAGGGCTAAATTCAATCTGCATTCTGTAACTGCTTATTTAATTTCTGTAATATACTGCAATTCTCACTAAGTTCTTGACACTTATGTGTTAATTTCTCAACCTCATACTCTAGTTCTACGATTCTCATCTTCTGTCTAGTGAACTGAGCCTGAAGTTTATTATCACTCTGGATGCTCTTAATAGGGCATTCTAACAGGATATCATTAGCTATAGAATGATAGTATCTATACATCTCACTCCAATTATGATTCTGCTCGTGATTCTTTACTGCGTGATGAATAGTAGCGTGATTCTTACCAAAGATCCTGCCGATCTGATGTAAGGTCATATACTTTCTCATCGCTACCATCATAGCGGATCTTGCATAGACCTGATCCAATTCTCTGGTATTTCTTGGAATAATTCCAATCGTTTCATAATACTCCTTCAATACAATACTTAAATCTTCCATGTTATCTCTTTCTCTTTATCTATTATCTTTTGAAATGGGATCCTGTGTAGTCTCCCTGTTGATGTGTTCCTGACTATGTAATAGCTAGATCCTACATCAATATCCGATTCCTCATCATCTAACCTAGTTTGAAAGTAAGCGTGAGTCTCCATACATATGAACTCCATACCACTGATCTCAAACCTCTGACCATCATTCATCTTTCTCTTAAAATCCATCCATCTCTCTATTTAACATCTCATTTAATCTATGATTCTCTTTCTTCAGATCATATATCTCCTGCTTCAATTTCCCATTCTTAATCCTAGCGTCTAGAATCAGTTTGTCTAGAGTCGTAAAGTAATCTGTGATGTGTCTATAGACTGCTGCTGAATCAGCGAGTATCTGGAATACTTCCCACATATCCTCCTTAGTCATAGTCTTCTGATCACTCAACTCTTTACTTAGGTGGTCAAGAGCCTTAAACAACTCTGCCTCCTTTTCCATATAGTATAGCCTATTACCCTCAAAATGGAGATCCATCTATTTCTCTTTCTTTAGTTACCAAATTTATTCCATTTATTCGGAACCCACAATTACCCTTTGTTGATTCCATCCTGATCGGTAAATCTAATGGAGTCGGTCTACCTCCAGATTCTAACTCCTTTACTTTCCTTACATGAATATCTGTGAAGATCCAATCCTGAGGATGCTGCGTGTACCTATGGATCACAAAGAATTCATCAGAGCGATTCACGAACTTACCGCCTCCTTCAACATCACTCGCCATAGGAGGCATCGTGTGATTGGCGTATTCGTGAGATCCTCTATGAACTTGTCTTAGTGCCTGTGTAGCAGGATGCGTATTCAGGATCGTAGTAATACCATATTCCTTGCAGAACTTCCTAATATGGCTTGTTACCTCATAATGATATTCATGAGTTGAGATCCCCTTTCCTACATCCTCCTTCTTTATCGTTAGTGAGTTATAAGGATCAATCATCATCCCTTGAAACTCCCAAGCATCATATACCTCTCTAGCGATATCTAATAACTCAAAAGCATTGACTATCAACTCCGAATCTAGGAATGCCCAATGTCCCTCCACAAAGCTATGGTGTCTCCAGAAGGTCTGCTCATCTATCTGATTGATTGGCTTCCCTGCAAGGAACTCTATTAACTTGCGTTGTAAGGACTGCACCTCATTCTCTGAGGAGTAGATTAGCCACTTCGTGCCGTTCTCTAAGGTGTGTAGCATTTGTAGGTAAGTCATCGTGTGAGTCTTACCGACATTAGCATGTCCTGTTACTACTATGAAGTTTCCTTTCTTGAATCTAAGGTAATCATCTATCTCTACTGCTCCGAATCTTGATGCCTCTTGTATCTTACCCTCTCTCGCTCTCTCCAGATAGCGAATAGTCTTATTTGATTGTATTATGTGTTTATGAATCATCCCTCTAAATTAACACTATATTTTTAATATCTCAGATCCTGAGAAAAAAAAAGAGGAGTATTTCTACCCCTCTCTAATAAGCATTCGTATCAAATCACAATCCGTAACATTTAAAAATTGCTCTTTTGATTGCTTCTGAATATCCAACTCCTGTATTTAGTTTGATGTTGTTTAACATTTCTTTTTCAGTATGTGATAGTCTTAGACATACTTTATGAACATCAGGATTCTCACGAATCTCTCTATACTTCAAAATTTCTTCTTTAGTAAACATCTCTAGATTATTTAGAATGGTAAGTCATCTGATCCGTTTACAATAGCATTCGCTACCTCTATCTTTTCCTCTCTAGAAGAGAAGTGATTATCATATGAAGTCTCCTTCTTATCTTCTTCCATTACCCAACTCACAAAAGAGTCAGCTACCTTTAGAACATCTGTACTCTTAGCACCTTTATCTTTTAGAAGATCAACTGCTGCTTTAAGGCAAGATTGCTTAACAATCATTCTCTGCTTATCATCAGATCCTGATGAGTAACCACCTGATGAATATCCTCCTCCAGAGAAACCACCACCTTGTGAGTAAACAGGCTTGATGCGATTACCATACTGAGTAGCATTCAATTCATACTCTGCTTCCTGACCTACTACGAACTTAGTCTGATCTGGCTTTACTGAAGAGTATTCTCCTGTATCTCCATTATCAAAACTCAAAACGAACTTATACAAAGTTCTTCCATCCTTTAACTGATAATCTCCCTGAGGATTAACAGAAACTACTTTTCCTTTTTTCATGATTATTTAGTTGATTGATTAATAATGTGTACCTCTAGCATCGCTAGTCTTTCCTTCATCCATTCGCTTCCTACTTTGTCTGCGAAGGCTTCTAGATCATCAATGATCTGATAAATGTTCTCTGTATTCATATCTCTCTTTAATTTATCTTGTAAAAAATAACTTGCCTTGATCACTAATGCAAGTTTGTAAAGCTAATCCTGAATCTAAACGATCTCCCCAACCTCTTTTAATCATCTCCTGATCTGAGCATTGATTTAAATCTGATAGTAAGTCAAGAAGAACACCTACTGATCCTGACCATCCATTATCTGATATTACCTCCTCAGATTCATCTAAAGACCAAATCAAATCTAATTCTGTTTTAGTCAAGAATTTTACCATTCCTAAACTAGATCCCCCAAAGAAGGTTACTCCTAAACTTTCTCCCTTTAATGTTTCAAATCGTGTCATATCTCTCTCTTTTGATACTTCAAAGAAAAGGATAAAATCTGAGACTACAAAGGATTATTAAAAAAGTTTGTTGATTATTTTCCCCTCTATCTGGATCACAGATGTATCCTTAGGGATATCAGTAGCAGGTTCTATCCTGACTGACTTGATGAACTTCTTGTTATCATCTGCTATCATTCCTGCATCTACTAATGCATCTTGAGTGAACTTGATAGCCATAATGCAATTATCTAGATCATACCTGTAATTGACCTTTGCAGTAATTATGCAATACTCAAACTGAAAGTCATAATCTAACTGATCAGTAATGATCTCCTTCCACTTAGTCTTTTCTCTGGATCTGAATGTCCAATGTGGTGAGGAGTAGAATTTATTAAGGCTAGGTATCTTACCTAACTTGATCTCTATTTTAATATGATCAATCATATCCTAATCTCTGAGCATACTCCCAATCAATTTCTGCTATTCTTCCCAGATATCTGTGTTCTTGCTCTTGAGCATATATTCTCTCCTCAGGAGTTGAATCTAAACCTAAGTTCTGGAATAGCATAGCCATCTTATGAAGGTATCTATCAATGTTCGGATCTCTCATCTTCTTCTTTAATTTGGTATACTACTCCATTGATCGTTAGCTTAACGCTAAACCCCTGAACTGCCCAAGCAGTATAACCCTTGTCATTAAGACTAACTGCTAGACTCTGTGCTTCTCTCATTGTCATATGCTCTGCTCCTCTTGGTAATACTTCCAGAAACTATAGTGATCAGATCTCTGCTCATCATGAAATCCAAAGTGAGATAGGAAGTGATTATGATAATCATCTGCTATCTCTTTGTTCTCTATAGCTATACTCTTTTGTCTTCTAGTCATTATTTTTTTTTAACTCTCTGAAAGAGAGTATTACTTATAAGTATAATAAGTATTTAATTGTAATTAGTTACTCTTACAGAGTAATATATATATATATATATACTTACTTAAGTAACTTAATAAGTGCGAAGGTATAAAGGATTATTGACATAATCAAGATAATCAGATGTTTCTTCTTAAACGACTTTTCCTCATAGATGACTTGAGGTACTCTGATCTCCTTCTGGATCCTGATAGTATCAGCAGGACATTCAATATCCACCTCTATAGTGTCGTAGAACCTTCTCAGATCAATTCTAATGCCTTCTTTTATAATTCTGAGGGTATCTATCCGCTCAAGAATTAAAGTGTCTCTAACGGCTTCTTTTTGAGTTATGATCAGAGTGTCCACTTTTAGGACAACTGAATCTAGAATTGTTGGATCTTTTGCAATCGCACGATTCAGGTGCCACTTCGCACCACATCCCTGAAGTAAAAAAAGCAGCCCTATCAGAACTGCTCCCTTTTTTAACTCCCACATGCTTCACAATCTGGGTTATCAATGCTACAGGCATTATCATTTGCCTTATCATTGGTTAATTCATCTACAAAGTCCTCAAAGTCATTTGAGAATCCAAAATCTGTATCGTTCATAATTTGTCTTTAGAAAAGAATAACATAAAGGCTACACCAAAGAATGTTCCTGCTTCAGTCAATGAAGCCTTCTCCATAGCCACCAATATAATACCTGCTGCGAATAATACTGCTCCTACTGCAGTCGTTTTCCAATTCTTTGTAACTCTATCTATCATCCTCGTAATCTATCGTTTTCTTTTTTTAGAAACCCCACCTCAGTTCTCAGCGCATGAACCTCAGCAGTAAGTTCCAATACCTTCGTATTGCTCTCCTCTAACAACTGCTCTAATCTCGCTACTCTACTCTTCAGATCATCACGATACGCAAAGTCCTCTGCTCTATTTAATTCCTTCTCCTCTTGCTTTGCCTTCATCTTTTGCTCCCAAAACTTCCAAGCAGCACCGCTTGTAAGAGCAGTAACGATTGCAATGATTATGCCTTGTTGTTCCATTTCCTGTGGTAGTATTCTGTTGTTACTCTTTTTACGCTACTCAATGATGAAAGCCATAAGACTACCCATCCCCAATGTGATGCTGATCTCCAGAAGTATCCGCAAGATCCGTACAATACTATTGTCATAGTAAAAACCACAAAACTTAGAAAAGAAGCATTTCTCCTCATTGAGATATCCTGCCTTGCAACTGCAAATAACTGATACCCACCTGCTAGAATACCTGAGATCTGATAGATAGGAATCCATCCTAATTCTATCATAGTTGCAGGAAGCAAGAGAATGAAATTCAACATCCCTAGCATTATCTCAGTAGGCTGAGAATCCGCATACAGGAAGATCTCCTTCAGATTATTTAAGCACCTTCTTACCATCTCCTGTAGATTACCTTACCATTCTGCCTAACGGCTTGAAGGACCTCTCCTCTATTGTCCTCTGATTTGTAAGAGACATGAACCCAATCAGGGTTCTCATCATCTCCAAATTCCCATATCAGTTGATCAAACTCCAGATTATTCTTTATGTATTCAAAGATCAGGAAGTTCTCTACTGATCCATCAAGATCTAGAGCCTCACCTTTTGAGTGCTGAGATGCTGATGCACCTCCTATGATATCATTCAATGCTTGAGATCTGTAACCTGAACTCACTATGATAGGCTTCTGGAAGTGATCTCTTACAGGTTGGAATATCTTACTAGCTATCTGGATCAAGTTAGACAGATGCTCTCCAGAGGGCTTATTACTGATCCCATACTTAATCGCAGTATGTGATTTTGTTGCTTCTCCTAATGTAAGATTCTTACTCAGTTTCATCCTTCGTGATATTACCAATGCCCTGATTAACATAATCACCCTTGCAGCATTCTCTAGAATACCGCTTACCATCCTTACAAAGGCATCCCCTTCTATTATCTTGTGGAACATTATATCTATTCTTACTCATAGCTTATATCATCTCCTCGGGGAACCAATCAGCCCCAAGCGTTTCTATTAAAGTTAAATCTGCGGTGTAGTCATCGTGCTTTAGCATTGCGAAGTCTACGCCGTTCGGGTGTTCTATAATAGATGCCCAATCCGTAGTATATACACCATCATAGCCCTCGCCATTAACTACTAAAGTATTGTAGGCTTCTAATTCGCTTTTGTTTGTGCTTGTGTAGTATGCCATCTTAATAAATAGAATAGAAGTCGTTAATGTTCGTTTCTATGCCAACTCTATCCGAATTCTTATCACTTGCGTAAGCAATGACCTCTTGAATCTCACCACCAAAGAAAGAAAATGTTAAACCCTCCAAGAACACACCAATTTTAATATGCCCATTTCCGAGTCCCGTTGGGTCAGAAGTTGAGTAGGTTTTAGTCGTTAAATCACTACCATTTAAACGAAGGTTTGATAATCCCGTTGAACGATGCGTTGACCAATTAGATATATAAAAACCTATCAAGTGTCTTTCGTTTACACCTATTGTGCCATCGTATTGAATACCAGAAGGAGCCCAAATATCGGTAGCAATAGTTGGTTTTGGGTTTGTCGCTTGATTTCCATAACCCAATGCCATTTTTTCTCCACCAGTACCAGTACCATTAGCACTTAAAATAGTTTCGTAAGATTTATAAGATGTAGCGTTTTTGTACGATGCGTGAATCATAGAAACGCCTCCTGTAAATGTAAATAGATTGTTTTGTGAAGTATTGAAATTATCATTCGTCCCATCAAATTGTATTGAAGGTTTCCCACCTCTTAACAAAGTAGAACCACTACTCACAATCTTTGGTTGTGCTGAAGATGTCGTTTGAGTGGCATCATTCCCATTACCGCTTTGGTCGTACCAAGTCGTTACGAAACCATCCGTACCGCTACAAAACGATTCAAGCGTTGCCGTATCTAACTCGTTGTTTACGAATCCGATTGCTTGGGTAGTGTTATCACTTGCCCTACGGACTACGATAGCATCGCCACTATAGGTAGAGTCTAACAAGCGTAAAGAATAGGCTGCTGCCGCTCCGCTATATGTGTCTAATAGATATTCATATCCTCCTGCTAAATCAGCATATGACTTACCCCAAGAGATGCTATTATCACTTACCCCACTACCCCAAGCAGTAGACTCATATATCTTACCCCAATTTATGTTGTTGCTCATTTCTTATTCTTTTTCATGAGATACTTCTTTAGCTTCTGGATGTTCTCCTGCTTAGGCTTGTAAGTATTCTTAATTATAAAACCCATCCATTGAAGTTCTGATTCTTACTAGGATACATATCATCATTAGAAGATGTATTGTATTCTGGATATCTTGAACTATAGAAAGCCATATGATCTACGAATCTTCTAGAATAATGCTCTGCGATATCTCGCTCCTTCTGGATCAGATAATCTAGATCCTCCTTTGTAACACTTGTACCATTCTCAGCACCCTTTGTATAGATACCTCCATTTGCTACTTTATAATGGATGTAAGGCAGTATCTCTATCGTTGAATAGTGGATTACCATATCCTGAATATAGTTCGTGAAAAGGCTTAGATAGTCTCCTGTCAATGTATCTGCTGAGATATCACTAGCAATCTTATTGAATAATCTAGTCCCTAGAATGTTCTGGATATGGATATCCTGAGCGATCTTAATGAATTGAATCATCTGATCACGATCAACATTACCATTGATACCTGTTCTCTTTATAACATCGCTTGGCGATACAAATAATACCTGTGACATATTAGTTCAATTTTCCTCTGTTAGGCATATCTATAGGGCGAGTATTCGCAGTACCATAATCCTTAGGATTAATCTTTGAATCTGGAACACCTGCTGCCGAAGCCTGTGAAGGTGCTACTCTCTTATCATTCTCTAATGCCTCCGTTTCACTCTTCGGTAAGAACTTACCTCCTGATCTCTTTCTCATGTAAATGAGTCGCTGCCACTTGTGATGACAATATGCTCCGCCCTTATACTTGAAGATAGAATATGTGCTTCTTCCCTTCGGTGCGAACTGACCATTAACTCCAGAGAAACTCATCTGATTGATATCCTCTTTTCTATAGACTTTCCCTGAATCAGATAATCCAACCATCTCAACACAGAAGGTTCTGCTATTACCGCTCAATGATCCTGTATATCTATAGCGAATCTTAAACATCCCTGCATCACCTGAAGATCTCTCCTCAGCATCACCATAGGAACTGACTGCAGCCATACTAACCGATGTGATCGCTTCTACGATCTGATCCTCATTATCTGGATCATCCACATCCTGCACCGCAGTTAACTCCCACTCCTCTTCATTGATATCCTCACCCTTATCAGCAAGGTATTCTAACCATTGAGCCTCATCCTCCTTAGTGAATTCAGCACTCATCTTAATTCCTGTTTCTTCCTCAATCACTTCCTGATCCGTTACATCCTCAACATCTGTAAACTCCAAAGGAGTAAGAGTCTTGAAGTATAGATTCAAAGCAACATTATTGAAGGATAGAATCTGATCCAGAGCATTGATCACCTGATTCTGCTTAGGTCTGATCACACTATTATCAAACAAGGTAAACGCAGTCTTAATCTCATCAGCGTTATTTCCTAGACCTGTCTGATCCTTTACCCCAAACAACATAGGTGAAGTGATTCTATGACCTACTAGGACCTTCTGCTGAGACTCCTGAGATAAGAACTGATATTGATTATGAGCATCAGATAACTGAATCGCTTCAATAGAAGCAGCAGTATCCGCACTATCATTAAATGCTAGAATAAATTTCCCTGCATTAGATGTACCTCCCCACTTCTGCTTAATCTGTGATTCTATGATATCTCTTTCCTCCTCTGGAGGGACTCCGTTATTGAAGTTCACAATCATAGAAGGAGCAAGTCCGTTCTTGATATTGTTGATATGATAGTTCGCTACCTCACCCTCTAATTCTGCATAAGGTAAAGCACCTTGATAATCCACAGGGGAGTAATAGTAAGAGCCACTACGATAAGGTCGGAAGTATAAGATCTCAACTTTATCTCCTTGTGCGCCATAGCCAAAAGCAGGAATGCGATCAACACCTTTCTTGCTTCTAACCTGATCCCAATCATAAGCATAGTAATATGCCTCAATCTCTCCCTCATCATTACACTTCTCTGCTCTAAGAGTTTCCACAGGCATATGGTACACCTCTACAATCTTACTCTTATCCTGATTGTAGATCAACTGAAATGCTCCATTTCCTAGCATATAGTAATCATTGATTACCTTCTTCAATTCCTCATCATTAATGAGTTTTCTTAATTGAAGATATCCCTCTGGATTCTTACCTGAATCCGTAGCATCAATACCCTGACCAAAGATCATATCAATGATCCCAGAGATTACTGCATTATTCGTAGGAGATCCATTATAGCGATCTATTAAGTATTGAAAGTAATCATTATCCTCTCCATACTCTACCCATCCCTTTCTAGCATTCTCACTTACAACAGGGCTAGTATAACTAGATAATTGAACAAACTTGAAATTACTCTCCATAAATCTTAAACTCGTTATCCATCGTTTTCTCCGTTGTAGCTAACTTAGGTTGATAAGTCCCTACTTCAGATCCTGAAGGAATGATATATATCTTGTCTTGTGAAAGTAGCTTGATTTTGCCCACTTCCCAAATCTTGATCACATAAAAACTCTCCGCTACTAAAGCAGATACATCATAGGAGAAGGTTAGCACCTTCCTGAAATCATCATATGATCCAGATATAGCAGTATCTACCTTCTCAACTCTTTCACTCTCTGAGATAATTTCCATCTCAAAAGACTCCGTTGTGAAGTCCCTGAGATACATCGTTATCTGTGGAGTTGTATTTTCTTCTACAATAATCATCTAATTATAAAACCCAAAAGATATATAATGGTTACATTTGCAGTGTTCATCTCTCTTAGGTAGCCTTGCTACCAAAAAAGAAGCCCCTCCGAAAGGAAGGGCTTTTTTGATTCTATCAGGATCTAATCTTAGATATCACTAATAGTTGAAGCATCAGCAGTAATCGTAGCATCTACGAAGTTAGCAGGAATCTTCTCCTGAGCATTCATTGTCAAAGTATATCCAGACAAATCACCCATAGCCGCTCCTGTAACGATTGTACCACCATTAACCTCAGCACCATAATCCAATCCCATTAGGAACTTGTTGCCGTTGTTATCCTCTACTACTACATGAGGTCTAGCATAAGAGATCAACTTCAACTCATTGTGAGTCTGCTTAGTCATCTTCTTAAATGTAAGACTTAATGTCTGATCAAAGAATGTAGTCCCATTCTCACGAGAAGAAGTAATTGTCTGCTCAAAGCTAGAGTTTCCTTTTACCTCAAACTTGAACCAACTTGGAGTACCTCCAAATGAATCAATCACATCCGTATCTGTTGCATCATAGGTGATCGCACCTAATGTCCCGAAGTCAGCAAAGTAAACGGCAGTGATACCACCTACTACATCCTTACAGGGTTCGTTTCTTCCTTTTGTTAAAGCACACGCCATATCGTTGTCTATTTAAAATAAAAAAGGGCAGACAGGCTTTAGCCCACCTGCCCCTTCATTGGTTAATCAATCAACTATTAAGTATAGTATACGATGTCAGCACCGATACCAATCTGAACACCTGCAGTAAAGCGCATAACTACACGAACATTTTGTGATCCATCAAGATCAGCCATGTCCAAAAGTTTCACTTCTTGGTGGTCGCTCAACAAACCTGTACCGAAGAACAAGTTAGATTTCTGAGCAGCAACCATATCGTTAGTAGGCATACCTGAAGCAACGAACAACTTAACACCATCAAAGGCTAGATCGCCTCCGTTGTACCAAGTAGTACCATTAGAAGCAACACCATTGCCTCCTAGACCATTAGCACCGAACCCACCTAAAGCACGAACATAAGAACGAGCGATATGCTGAGATACATAGATGTAAAGATCTTCTTTACCATATAATGCAGCAGGGATAGCATCAACTACTTTACCCAACTCATCAATAACATTAGCAGCAGTGATAGTAGTACCTACTACATCTACAACTGAAGCATCTGCAGCCAATAGAGCAGTGAAGCCATCAAACTCACCTGCGTTAGCATCAGCACCTGCCCAGATGTTAGTCTCATTCTTAGCAGCTACCTTAGCAGCAACATAACCGATTAAGTAATCAGCGAAGTTAGCAGGTAACTCATCAAAAGCAGAGTAACCCATAGAGATCGCTTCCCAGTCGCTTACAAAGTCAGACTTACACAATTCTAGGTTTACCTGTAGTTCTTTTGGAGTAAGAACTTTCTCAGCCAAAGTCAAAGTAGAAGTATCAGAGAAATCACAAGTTGCATCTTTAGTGATTGCATCCAAGTTCATTGTCTTTAAAACCTCTTTGTACTTGACATTTGGTTTAATAGTAATACCGCCACCTTCAATAGTGTCGGCACTCAATAATGCAGCAGAAACATATTTCCCTGCAAATTCACCAGCATATGTGGTAGTAATTGAAGTGGTTGTAGCCATTTTTCTTCTTTATTAAAATTAGGATAATTTACTCATTACACGAGATAAGGTAGTTCCTCCAGCCTTCTTGCTGAATTGTACCATATCTGGTTTCTTATCTACAGGAGCAGCAGCGACCTTCTTAGCAGCAGGTGCTTCATCAGCACTCATCTCTACCTTCTCCTCAGTTACTTCTTCAGAAACTTCTTCAGCAGCCATCTCTTCCTCTTTAGGAAGCATAGCAGCGATCATCTCTTTCAATTCATCAATAGCAGCACCAAACTCTTCTTTGGTTACATAAGCCATCTCTTCCTGAGCCATCTCAGTAGATTCTTCTTCTTCTACTACTTCCTCAGCAACTTCCTCACCTGCTTCACGAATCTCAGCAATCACACCTTCCTCAACGATAACGAGGATGCGACCATCTTCCAACTCATGCTCTCCAACAGGAGCAGCAACTTTCTCATCATCTTCACCTAGTAAGAATACATTCTCACCTGCCTCAAATGATTCTGCCTCAACTACAACACCTCCTGCGAGTTTCATTGTAGCCATCTCAACTTTTACTTCTTCAGTTACTTCCTGAACTTCAGGTGCAGCATCTTGAGGAGTAAGAGCCATTTCAATCTTCTTGAATACTTCTTGTAGATTCATTTCTTTGAACTTTTCTAATTAAACAACTATTTATTAAGATTTTGGGTTATTTTCATAACTGATCCAATTCCTTCAATTTACTCTCTGCCCATCTCCTAGCAGATAATCCACCCCATAACATATATGAGATATATCCACAGGATGTGGTGTCTCCCTCATCATAGTATTCCTGCGCTCTGCTTAGGTAACTATACATTCTCTTAATAGTCTCAACTGATAGAGGCTGCTTCTGAGCCAACTGCTGCGCTCTGACCTTACCTACCTGAGTAGCACATTTATTCCCTTGCTTCTCATTGAGTTCAATACCCTTCTTTGCGTTGTTAGAAACTGAATCAGGATAGTCTCTGTATGATTCCATCTCTAGCTTCTTACCGCTCTTATATCTCTTATCGTTCTTTACAGAACCTTTGATTATTCCCAGAAGATAAAGTGAGAGCAGGTGGTCTGCTTCTTCTGATTCAATTCTAGATAATTCTGTATTGATCTCAATAGCCGACTCTCGCTGCATGAACCATCCTTCAATGCTGAATCCTTTGACCTTCCCACTTTTGACATATTCATTCCAGATATCCTCATTATTGACCTTCATACTCACCATCCAAGTTCCTACAGGATACTCTAAGCCATAGGCTCTGCTCTTATCCTTCTCTGAATCTTCTATGATCCAACTCTCAACTAATGATAAGCCTGATATCTTCTCTTGATGCTCTAGCGTAGCATTGCCCTGCTTACCATTCATCAGATACAATTCAGAGGCTCTGCGGATTGTCTCCTTTGTAAAGAATACATAATACTCTTGATCACCTTCAACTCTATAGATAGGCTTCTCTGGAATCATTGCTGCTCCCATCAGGATCTTCTTCTCCTGATCTACCTCCTTGAATTCAAACTTGTGGTCCTTACTCATCGTGATGAAGTCCTCCTCTATAGCAGGATGCTCCACTATGGATATCGCATCTATACCATGAAGGAGTTTATCCTCATCTAATACTAACTCAAAAAACTTCATATCTATCCTATTGTTGCCGTTTCTCTAATCTTTCTATCCATCTTCGCAGCAGTCTGCACATCTTGATTCACTACATATGCTCTCACAGGAGTCTTACTTAATGACTCTGTAATCTGATTCCCTAGATCAGATACCTGAGTGTTCAATGATAATCTAGGAGTGATTGCAGGTGCTGATATCTGTGGTCTTGTGCCACCTCCACTAACACTACCTCCTGAAGGAGTAGGAACAGGAGTAGCATAGATCTGTCTTACTGATGCAATACCTGAAGCTACAACTCCTGCTGCCGCTACCGCACCAAATATACCACCTTGAGCAAGTGCCTTCGTAGCCCCTGTATAAGTATTGATGATAGCCTCTGCAGCACTTAGTGCTTTTCCTGCTTGAGCATTCTCTCCTGCTAACTGACTTAATGATCCTAGAGTACCTGCTACGATACTCAACTCCGCCATCTTCTGCTCTCTGGTTTTCTTTAATGAGTCCTTTCTGATCTGATCCGCCTGATTCGCATACTGCTGATCTATCATAGCCATATTCGTTCTCAGCATCTGATGCATCTGCAACTCATTATCTACTGCAAACTTCTTGCTATCTATAGTCTTAGCATTAAGAGATACCTGCGCACTCTCCTCTTCTCTGAGCAGTCTTATCTGCTCCTGATGTTGCTTATTTAAGGAGTTATAAGTAGCAACCAATTCCTTAAGTCTCGTATCTCTCTGAGCATTCAATTCAATCACACGAGCATTAGCCTCTGCCTCTGCTTGGATATCCTCCCTCGTAGATTCCCCTAGAGCATTACGCTCCTTAATGATTCTCGCTCTCTCCTTAGCTATCTCTATCTCTTCATCCGCTAACTGCTTCTCAAGATCCATAGCTTCCTTTAGTGCGTTGGCTCTTGCTGCGAGGTCTTTAGTTTCATCTGCTGCTACAAGTCTCAATGCCTCAATAGATGCTCTGCGCTCCGCACGAGTCTCAATCATTGCTATCTCACGATCCTGTAGAGCCTGAAAGGCTTTCTCTAATTCAATGGCTGCTTTTGCTTCCTCTCTAATCTCTTGACCTAATCCCTTGAATGTACCCTTGAGGATATCTACACCCTTAGCAAAGTCTCCAGAGAATATGGCGAAGATGCCCTCTCCAAAGGTTGAGAATCTATCTATCAATACATCAACTACTGCACCAATACCCTCCATTGCCTGAGATAGCTTGTCAGCCCCTCTCTGAGTCTTAGTGAAGTAAGACACTAAAGAAGTAACTGCAATGAGCAGTGCGCCTATCCCTGTCGCTGCAATAGCGACTCTAAGAGACTTCATAGCAGTGATTCCCTGCTTGATTCCTGCAACTCCCTTCTTGAAGCCTGATACTAACCCTCCTGTGAGTTTGTCTGCTTGAGCAGATAATCCAGATAATCCCCCTTCAAGGTTATCTACATTCTTCTCAGCCTTGCTAGTATTTACATTGATCTCTATTTCTTTCTTAACCGCCATCTAATTTGTTCTTTAGCTTCGCTCCACTTAGTGAGAATCTTCCATTCTCCTTTAGCTATCATCAAATCCTGATCTGTAGCTTCTACTTTCTGAAGTTGCTCAATTATAAAACCCAAGTGCATCACACATCGTTTAGAAGTTCCAAAGTAGCCTCCTGAGTTCTCAGGTTTATCTGGATCTCATTAATAACATATCTCCTTCCATTGATATCTAACTTATCATTCATCCTCAACTGAGAAGAGACACTAAAAGGTAGTATTGCCTTCATCTGATATATCCTCCTGCTAGTTGAGTAGAGATCAGTGATATAATCTTCCCAGAATTGATTGTATAAGGTCTGCACGAAACTCTGCTCATGAAGAGGATCAACTTCAAGTCCATAGGTTAGCATTTGTGTTACACTCGCTGCAACTCTGTTATTAATGTTTCCACATAAGTACACTTGATTACTAGGAGATGTGGTTAAACCACTCTCATCTAAGAATCCAATAGGGTAAGAAGTGATGTTTAAAGTAGAAGGTGAGTAGAAGATAACAGGCTCTCCGATATATGGATCTCCTTCCTTATCAATACTCTTTCCTACAAGGAAATTAGTTACTCCATTACTAGGATCATCTAACTTCTGATACTTCATTAATTCAAAAGTAGATTCTGTCTTTAACTCTCCACCATCAAATGTAAAGTCCGCTCTAAGATCTCCATATCCTATCCCTCCATTAGCATTGCGATATGCCTCTTCTAGGTATGAACCCGATTCCTGATAGTTGAATGAGATCCTTCTATAGAGTTCTGGTCTTTCTATCTTCTGTGAAGATATATCTACATACTCTGAAATATCATAGTTAGATCCTAAAGCATACCAATCATCTAGAGGTTCTATGATGAACTTTGTTCTACTTGTAGGCTCAATCACTAGATTGAACATCTTCACAAGCCCTATCATGAAATCATAGACCTTCTGCTCAGGCATCTGATCACTCATCACTACATCTAACGAGAAGGATTGTGTTGCTGATGTTGCCGCAGTCCAATAGATATTAGCAGGATTCGTGAATTCCCTTCCTGAGATACTTACAGAAGTAAGACTGACTCCTGCTCCATCCCAATTCGTAGGTGGTGAGAATCGCATCTGTATCTTATCGCCTGTCTGTAATCCTGAGAAATATACATCCTCATCTACCACATTCCCTGTGTGTGATCTACTTGTATAGTAGACTCCATTGATATAGAAGTGGACCTGATAAGAGCGAGTTGAATTGATACTATAATACCATAGGAATCTATCATATGTTGAAGGAATAGTAGCGACATCTAATGTCGTATCAAATCCTGATCCTGTAGTAGAAGTGAAATCAATCTTCTGAGCCGTAAATCCATTCTCCTGACCGAAGAACATATATCCCTCTCTTCTATGTCCCCATAGGAATAGGTCCGTAAACTTTCTATCTGCAAAGAAGGTAGATGTGAATGTGATTCCATACTTCGCCTCTATCGCATCTATCAACTTGCTGATCCTGATAGCAGGTTTCAACTCATAGTAATTCAATCCATGAGTGTCGTTTGTCGTATGATATGCGATATCACCATCATCATGAGAACTAGAGGCACTATCAAAAACCCAATCTGTAACAGGAGATATCAGTGGGTAGATAACATTCCCAGAATGAAGAGGAGTAGTTCCCTCCATTGCTCCTCTAATCACTGCACCATCATAGGCATGATCATATGCTGATAAATCAAGATCCGTTAATTCATCCTCACCGAATAAATCTTTGAGATTGACTCCTGCACTAAAGAACACGACCTCATAAGCAGAAGGCTTACCATTCTTCATATCTACAGAGATCAACTCAATACTTCCCTCTCTGAAGAGTTCCTTATCCACAAAGATTGTAGCATCTTGTCTCAATGAGGCATTAAAGCCTCCAGAGATATCAGCATTATAGTAATGCTTAAATACATCGTTATTCTGCCTAGAGGCAGGTACTTGAAAGTTCTGAGTGTAATCAGTGAATAGTCTGCTGATGTCCTTCACATTCTGAAGGCTCAACTTGATATTTACATCCTCATCCTTAAAGGTATCTATTCTCTCTGATCCTATATAGATCTCTATCATAGCATTGCATTATCAGGTGTTGCAAACTCTACCTGTATTGTGTAATTGATAGTCTTCTCATTGATATGCTTCTGGAGTCTTAATGAATCCGTTAACACATTCACCGCTCTAAAGTCTTGAGATATCGTGTAAGTATCCTGAATTCTTGTAGTCGCTCTATTGATAGTCATCAATACATAAGGACTCATCAATAACTGCTCTATATTCTCATTAGATACCTCCTCAATGAATCCTGTATTCATCGTGATCTTCTTACTCATCTCCTCATTATAGGATCTGATTCCTCTTGCTTGAGTTCCCCAAGTATATCCAGATGCTGATGCTGAACCTATCACTGATCTGTAACTCTCCTTACTTACATCTAAATCAGTATCTGACCTCTTAAAGAAGGTCATTGTATCCCACATTCCATATCTGTTAATGTACTGCAGTTGAATAGGAGTATACTTAGGTTCACATTGATTGTAGAATCTTCTACTATCTACTACTGCATCACTAGAGTCTAATATCTGCACATCCCACCAATCTAACAAGCGTGGCTCTGCTAAACCTAAGCCTTCTGTAAATATGTAGTTAGATAGGTTAGGTATCCCTACAGGGAACAACAGAACTCTATCTTCTGCATCCTCTCCTGTCTGATTACTTACTACTATCGTATCATTAGAAGCATCAGATCCTACTAGCTTAATCTTTACTACATCAGTCTGATAGCTACTGCCTACATCACCTAAGTAGATAGGCATATTGTAAGTATCAAACTCATAGAAATACTTATCCTGATCTTCAATCAAGATAGCCTGTCCTAGATCCTTATTTGAGCCATCAGTGAACTTACTATATCCATCTGTAACTAAGAAGCGAGTTGTAGTGCCTGTATCATTTACGACATTAGGATCATCAAAATACTCAATATCATAATCTACCTCTACCCATAGTAGAGCATCTGGAGACATCGTTACTAGATCACTTGTATCTAACTTACTTACTCGCTGATTGAATTCATTCTCTAAGATAGGAGCGATATCAGCAGTTGGAAATGCATCTACAAATCCTGATGTTCTATCTATCGTGTAAGTAGGAGATGCAGGTCGCACATCCTTATCTCCTGTCCAAGCATAGATCTCTAACTTAAAATAATAGATATCACTTGCTGAACTACCTGTACCATTCCAAGTAATGAGAATAGGTGATCTCGTTCCTAATAATCCTGTTGGGCTAATTACCGCCATCTTTATACTGCTCGTTTAATTTGTCTATTGTAAACTCTAGAAAATCCTCTACATCTAGAGCATATGCCTCTACTATCTCATTAGGGAGTTTAGCATATCCTAAGTTAAATGGTCTAGAGTAGAAGTTAGATGCAGGGATTCCCTTCTTACCAATGCTCTTAACTATCGCCCAAGCCGTTTGGTCATAACTCTGGAATTTCCCCTTATTGCTTCTAAACTGAATCCTACGATCCTGTACCCATTTCCTTAGTGGTGAGAATGGTGGATTCTTTCCTGCCTTCCTTCCCTTATCTACCCACTCACCATATTCATTCATCAGGAAATCAAACTCAAAAGAGTTCGGCATAGCCTTCACATCAAAGTCCAGAGATTCATAGAGGCTATTAGTTACATTCTTCTTCTTTCTCGTAAGGTTCTTTCTAGACTCCTTAACAAGATACTTACCGAACTTATCTAATGCCTTCTTTGTATTCTCTCCCTTCATCTAGCAGATGTTGTTAGGATTGATTGCTTCTATCTGGAGTGTTGCTTTCCATCCACAGATGTTAGATTCCATCTCCTCATCAAAAGGCTCTGCAACAGGATCATTAATCAATCTGAAGTAGGCATCATACTGATCCCCTCTCCTGAAGGTGGCTAATATCTCAGATATTGCTGAAAGAGTCCTATGATAGATATCCTGCTTCATCATATTCCCCTCATACAGATCCTTAGTCTCTTTGCTATAATCTACGATATCCATTACCAGAAGATCAAACTCATAAGTAATGGTTCTCTCTCCTAGAGTTGCCGTTCCTGTCATTACATGAGCGATAGGAAACATATCCTGCTTCCTGAAATCTAGATCAAAGATATCTCCCCAAGTTACTTGGTTGATCTGATCATTTGCTGATGCAGCACTCTCAAGTGCTTCTGTTATTTGATAGTATCCCTTCTTCATATAATTAAAAAACCCTATTCGCTAAAATAGGGATAAAAAAAAGAGGAGATCCACCACAGACCTCCTCAACCAAACCAATCTAGCGAACCACCACTAGATGCCTAAATGCTCATCATCATCCTCATCCCTACATCTGCAATCGTAGTAATCAGGATCTTTAGATTCTCCGCAGACACTACAAGTGCTATCGTGATAATTCTGATAGCTTTCTAATTCCCAATCTAAGTAACTCATGACTCAAAGAAGTTTATGATGTTAGTCAATGTGCATTCAAAACCGAATACTGCTGCTACTCTATGACATTGGTTCAATGTAAGATCTAAGCAGTATCTGTTCTCCTTTAATCCTGTGATTAATGCCTTCGTTGAATAAGGAAACTTGATCATCTCCTGATCTAATACTTTTAAAGCCTCTGGGCTTAACTTGTCGTATAAATTCATCTCTCTTGTATTTATAATTGGGAGGGTTTCCCCTCCCTTCTGTTATTAAAAATCTAATCCTAAAAACTCACGAGTTAACCAAGTTCTGCGGCTCTGCTTTGCTCCTGTTGCGCAGAAGTAGTGATGGTCGTAAACATAATCACCGCAGCTAAATCCTGTGAACCATGCCCAAGTATTGCAGTTTAATTCAATACCTACTTTAGCAGGTGTGTAGATATCATAGATCTCATCGTAGTTAGCATCTCTCATTTCTACTTTAAGATTTCTCTCTGTTGCGAAGTCTAAGATTTGTTGTTTTGTGTAGTCCATTTTCTCTCTCTTTGTTTGATACTCAAAGATATGATAAATCTTTTTTAATAACCTAATCTAATGTTGATTTTTTTTCATGATAGATTTCTCAACCTCATTCTTATCTATCTCATACTCCAGATATGTGAGTGCAGTTCTTAGAGGTAACTCCGTTACTTTCTCAAATTGTAGGAGATCTCCTTTAGCAATCTGATGTACTGCTCCATACCATCCCCACTTTCTAGAGAAGTTGGATTGTGCATCATATCCTTCTTCTCCTCCTTCTCCAAAGATTGTAGGAAAGTTATCTGTAAGTTGGTGGCGATACGATAAAAAAAAAGCAGACACCCCATAAAGATATCAGCACTTAGATCCTCAAACCCATTCCCATTATGGGACTCTGGATCATAATTCTCAATGCTATGCCTTCCAAACATCTTCTTAGTAATAGGTCTATATAACACTCCTAATATCCTCTCAGCGTTCTTATATGGCTCTTGTAGGTAGGTATCTAGATCAATATACTCTCCCATAGAGATATCTTCTATCTTAGGATGAAATCCATACTCCTTACCCTTGAATGTGAATGTCTTTACTAGGTTAGGCTTTTCAGCCAATACGATACCTATCTGATTTCTGATCTCATCAAGGTCTTTCTTCTTCATCGCTTCCTGCTGACTAGGAGTCAAGCCACAGAACTGATACAAGGCTATCTCATCACCATTCTCCTCATTAGCCATAAGGATGAACTTCTTGTATGCTGATAGTTTTATATCTGATAGATTCTCTGGAATCTCTATGCTAACGGATTGCGTATCTCCCATAGTTAGGTTTGCTTAGTTTGTTATATACTCCATACCTGATAGCATCTATCAAGTGATTGTATTTATCCTCTGGCTTATTCAGGAGGTTACCATTCTTATCCTCCATCCACTTATAATTCTCCATCTCCTTCATGAGGTTAGAACCTATGATATGGATCTTAAATCTCTTCAGCATATCTATCCCTGCATTGACTGAATCTGATCCCTTAGCCGTTGGCTTAATGTTCCATCCCATCCTGTGGAGTTCCTCAATTGATTTAGGTTCTGCAGAATCTCCGAATATCTCATCATACCTCCCTATCTCTAACTTCTGGAATTCTCTATTCAGATCCTGATTAGTGAGATTCGTAGAATAGATCATCTCCTGAAAATATAGGTTGTTCCCATCTTGATAACATCCAACCAATGCAGAAGGATCATTAGTAAATCCAAAGTCAAGCCCATAAGATAGAAACTTCGCAGAAGCAGGAATCTGCTGGATAGTGGTGAATTGGAATACTTGCGCTCTATTCGTTCCTCTCTCCCCTAATCCATAGACTCTCCAATAATGCTCATCTGTTTCCCTTAATCGCTCTATCTCATCTACGATAGTTTGATCTAGGAATGGATTGTCTCTGTAGGTGGTTTGATAGAATGCTGCATCATCTCTTGGTATTACCCTATCATAGATCCAATGGAAAGTATCTGAAGGATTGTAATCAAGTATGATTCTTCCGTTGGTACGGAATACGATTTGTTGCCAGTCTTCAAAGGTCAATTCGTTAGCCTCATTTAAGAAGGCGAGATCTCTCTTTCTACCTCTGATCTTCTGAGGCTGATCCATAGATATGAACTCTACGAGATTCCCATTGAGGATGTATTCTGAATTGGACTTATTATGATTCTCTTCTCTATAGAGATCTGATCCTTTTAGGATATCTAAGAAGTCCCTCATAACTGAGGAGCGAACTGCAGGAAAGGTCTTTCTAGCGATTGTAATAGTCTTACCTACATTCTTCCCACAATAATGAAAGATAATCCATAAGAGGATGTTGTATGTCTTTCCAGAGCGAGTACCACCCTGTTCCACTACTATCTTCTTATCTGATCTCTTTAGATGTCCGTAGAC